GAACGTCAGAATGGAGGCTTTGCTTGCCGCTGCCATCGCTTAGAACTCCCGATAGTAGACCGTGACGTCCCCGGCCTCGATCCCCGTCGAGCCGTCGGCGCCGGTGATCTCGATCATCGTCCAGTTGTAGCCTTGCAGGTCCGTCGCCAGTTCGGCAACGGAGTTGCCGCCCGCCGTGGTCGTGTAGATCCCCGTCGTGGTGTAGTCGTTCGTCACCGTCAGGGTATCGGCCCAGAACTTGTCGGTCGCCGTGTTGGCGTCATGGGGGTACTTCACGACCGCCTGAGTGCCAAGTATGCCCGTCCCGTTCCCCAGCACCTTCGCCGGTCCCCGGCCAGGGCTCCAGGCCAGCCAGCGCCAGGAGAAGGTGTCGTTCGCCGCGTCACCGCCACAGACGGCAACGGCGATGTTCTGGACCCCCCGCTCGAAGTTCAGGTTGCCTTTCAGTTCCAGGGCCGTAGCCGGCTTGTTGGCGAAGTCGCCCTTGGTGGTCAGGTCCAGGGCCGTGTCCTCGTCGGCCTCGGCGCGGAGGACCAGAAAACCCCGCTGCGTCGTGCCGACCGTGACGTAGGCGCTGCACAGGACCGCCAGGCCGATGAGCAGTGCGATCGAGAGAGTGATGAAGCGTTTCTTCCAGGTCATATCCGTTCTTCCTTCCTTTCTCAGTCCGTCAGATTTGCCACGTAGGTCTGGGCTGTCACCATCTTGTCGGCCAGGGCGTTCACTTCGGCCTTGAGGCTGTTTATGTTGTCCTGGGAAAAGGCCAACTCGAGCCCGCTGGCAGTGGTTACACTTCCTGCCCTATAGTCCTGGAACAGCCGCCTCATCCTTCGCACAGCGTGCTCGCAGTACAGAATCGCCCACTCGATCTTCTCGATACTGGCTAGATCGGCTGTCAAGGAACCCAGATCGGCCCCCGACAACTGCTCTTCAGTCAATTCAAAGGTAATCGCCATGTCACGTTCCTTAATTTAGTGCTGCCCAAACTGCCGATCCGGCAGCTCCAGTTGTTGTGCATACGTAAACTTTGGAATCAGTGCTACAATACACCAACTCCGATTCAGTTCCGGCTACGTCGGTATTCATGTTGGTGCTGAATGTAACGGTCGGTGGCAAGAAATGGCCGTCCGCATACAGAGTACCATCTACTTCAGCATCGGCACTCATATACGCATCATCGACCGTCAACGAATGGTTGCTGGTCCCCGCATCCCCCACCACGAGCCCATACACATGCGTCGTTACGTCAGTCGTTCCGATGGTAGCGGTGTTGCTGCCATTGCCCCTTGATCCCGCACCGATGACAGTTTCGTTGGAGTTGCCGCTCGCACTCGCTCGGGTATCGTAGCCGAGATAGGTGCTGCTGGAAGACGTTTCATTGTTCGAGCCACCATTGGTATAACGACCGCCGTTGGTACCGATGGCTGCGTTAGAGCTGCCAGTGGTATTGCTGCGGAGACTGCTGCTACCGATGGCTGCGTTAGAGCTGCCAGTGGTATTGCTGCCAAGACTGCCGCTACCGATGGCTGCGTTATAGCCGCCAGTGGTATTGCTGTAAAGACTGCCGTTACCGAGGGCTGCGTTAAAGTCGCCAGTGGTATTGCTGTAAAGACTGCTGTTACCGATGGCTGCGTTAGAGCCGCCAGTGGTATTGCTGTAAAGACTGCTGCTACCGATGGCTGCGTTAGAGCCGCCAGTGGTATTGCTGTAAAGACTGCTGCTACCGATGGCTGCGTTATAGCTGCCAGTGGTATTGCTGCGGAGACTGCTGTTACCGATGGCTGCGTTAGAGCCGCCAGTGGTATTGCTGCGGAGACTGCTGCTACCGATGGCTGCGTTAGAGCTGCCAGTGGTATTGCTGTAAAGACTGTAGGTGCCGATACCCAGGTTATACAGTGATGTGTCCCCGCGAACCTCTACAACTGCGTTGTTGGAACTGTCGGTTAGTGCCAGTACTGGAGTTATGGTAGCGGTGATCGCCCTGACCGTCACATTGTCAATAGCTCCGTCGAAATCACTGGTGGGCGTGATGGTAAGAGCCTGTGAGCCAGTCCCCGAGGCGACCAGCGTTCTATCGCTGGTTGAAGTAAAGGTGGTTCCGGAACCGGAGTTGATAAGACTGACAGCACCTATAGATACGGTAAATGTACCGGCAGTTCTGCCTGAGACATCAAACTCTACCTGATACGTAGTACCGTTAGTGACCGAGATGTTCTGGCTCAGTGTCTCGACATTTCCCGTGCCATGCTCTGCCGTGCCCGCTGCATACGACCAGCCAGCACCAGTGTCGCTGATCGTCCAACCCGTTAAATCAGAGTCAAACGTACCGTTGGTCAGCAACTCCGAGCCCAAAGTAGCTGTAGTGCCAGCCGATGTACCAATATAGTTGGCACCCGTAGCATCCAACACCAGCCGTTCAGTGGTGTTCTGTCGCACTCCCACGATGTCGCCGCTACTGCTGTTATCCTGAATCGCCAGGGACGAAGCAGTGGGAACTGCCGCCAGTTGCGGTGAGATTTCCAGGGGACAGTTCGAACCCAGGACCACCCCCGGTTGCGGGTGGAGCCGTCGCTGCATCTGGGCCGTGGTCGGGACCAGGAGTAGGCCCAGGAGGATTGCCAGTGTTGCCGTGATGAGTGTAAAGCGTTTCATTGTCTTAATCCCAGTTGTGTAGTGGATGGGGGGCCGCGCTACGCACGCGGCCCCACGCCATCCCTTCCAGAGTTAGGAGATCACTGGCTTATTCATTCGACCAGGTGCCCGTCGAGGACAGGACCACCCAGTCGGTCGCATCGATCGCCACGAGGGTCACAGCCGCGTAGTTGTCGGCGTCCGTGTCGTGGACGTAGCTGGCGGCGGCGCTCCCATCGTTGATCTTATCACCGGCCCCGGCCGTGATGGTCACGTCGGCTGCAGCGGTCTCGTTGGCATCGACAATGGTGAACCACAGGCCCGCAGCCGCAGCAGGCAGGGTCACAACCACATCGGACGGACCGGCCCCACCACTGCTTCCCTTCTGCACGTAGACGACTTTGCCGCTCTCGGCGGCGCCTAACGTATCGTCGGCGGTCAGATGCTCCACCGGGCGCAGTTGGTTGGTGACAGCCGCACCTCCAACGCTGTAGGTCCCCGTCACTGCTAGCGTCAGATCGCCAGCGGCCGTCAGGGTCAGGTCGTCTTCGCAGTCGATATCGATATCGCCCTGCGTCGCACCGTCGGCGAGCAGTTTGATCCCGCCCGTCGTGGTCTCCAGTAGAATCGCTTCGCCCGTCGTGGCGCCGGTGGCGTCCACCTTGAACTGATTGGCTTCGGCGTCGGTGGTGGTGTAAGAGACGTTGCCCAGGTTGGCGATGACCGAGTCGGCCGAGGCGTCGAAACTCCAATACTCCCCGGTGGTCGCCCCGAAGATCTTCAGGTCAACACCAGACTCGTCCGCTCCGAGGTAGACGAGGTAGTCGTCACTCGCGGCCGCTGGTGTGAAGTCCAGCCGCTTGGCCGTATCCGAGTCAAGAACGAAGTCCGCTCCAGATCCGAACGACAGGTCCGAATCGTCGTCCAGGGTCACGGCTATACCGACGCCTTCAAGCTGCTCGTCCGAGGCGTCCCACAGCAGGTAGTCGGCCGTGGTGGCGGCGAACAGCTTCAAGTCAACCCCAGTGGTATTGGCCCCGAGGTTCACAATGGCCGTCTCGTCGGTTGCCGCCGGCGTGATGTCCAGCGTCTTGGCCGTGTCCGAGTCGATCACGAAGTCGTTGCCCGTCCCGATGATGAGGTCCGAGTCGTCGTCAAGCTGGATGTCCAGGTCGGTGAACAGCAGCTCGGCATCGCCCTCGTTGAAGGTCATCAGCTTGTCGGCGGCGGCGTAGAAGATGACATCGGCGTTATGCGTCGCGTCCCCGATGCCGATAATGCCCGCGTCGGAATCCGGAATCATATCCAGCCGTCCCGCCGTGTCGCCATCGATGATCCACCCGGCATGGGTGAAGTCGATATCGTTACTCTGGCCGTAGGAACTACCCGACATCGCACTGAGGTAGCTCGGCCAAGCGAACCGACCGTCGCCACTGCTCAGGTTGTCCACGCTCCGGGTAAAGGTCCCATCGGTGGCCGTGATCTTGTACGATCCGGCCGCTACCCAGAAGGTCAGTAGGCCGGTACTGTAGTCCAGGGGCGTGTTCGTCGAGTCGTCCGTCACCGGCTGCGTTACCGTCAGCGTACCGGCCCGGTCCTTGTAGCAGGTCAACTCGGTCGTGGAGCCCGCCTCGTAGATATACAGACTGGCCGACGTCGTCATATTGACCGGCTCGCCGAACTCGTCAACGAATTGAATTTGGAACTGGTTGTATCTCTGTGCCAGGGCCGGAGTCCCGAGACAGAGGCACGCGAGACATGCAAAAACGATTGCTCGTCGCATGGTGGGTACTCCTTTCGCTCGTGTTGCTCTTGTCAGTAGTCTGTCCCCGGCCCAAGCCCCGCTTCGAGACCCAGGCCGGGGGACAGTCACATTCTCGGAAACTCACTCACTATTCGGCCACACAGGTGTCGTGCAGGATGACGCCGTAGTCCTCCTGGGCCGTGTTCGTACTCTGGCTGGCGCCCGGATCTCTGAACTGGACCTTCCGCACGCCATAGATCGCGTCGGTGGCAACGCCCGGCTTGCGGTTGTAGTCGAAGTTCTCCGTATGACGAGCCCAGTCCTTACCCCAACAGACCGCCACAGCGCTCTGGCCGACCAGGGCCGCACGAGCGACGCGGGCCGTACCGGAGGCGACGTTGGAATCGATGGCGTCTCCGCTGGTGAAGACCTCACCGCCCGTTCTCGTGGGCAGGCGTTCGGACTCGTAGATGATGACATCGTCCAGCACGCCGACGACGCCGTTGAACATCCGTTCCCGGCCCGATCCCTCTTTGCGGAACATCCAGTTGCCCAGGCCGCGCACGTGAGCCGCCTGAACGATGGACGCCCAGCCGGTCTCGCCGGTCTGCGCCCGCAGGGCCTTACGCTGCAAGGGGTGGATCAGGAGGACGTAGTAGTACGCCCCATTGATATTGACCGGCATGACCTTTGGGGTCGCCAGGACGGCCGCCTGTCGCATCCGCGTGATGCAGTTGGTGCCGAACAGGTAGTTGGCGTAGTCCGAAGCGCCGCCGTCACCGAGCGCCGAGTCGGTCGATTCGGAGGTGTAGGCGCCGGCCGCCGTCTCGCCGCCGTAGAGGATGCGGTTGCTCGAAGGTGCGACCTCGTTAACCGTCTCGATGTCGCTGGTCCCCTCGCCCACGTAGGTGTTCTGGTTGCCGATCCCGCACAGGGCGTAGATCAGGTCGTTCTCGAACTGCTCGGCCGCCCATCGGTTCAGGCCATAGAAGCCCTTCTTCAGGATGTTCACGGCGCTACGCTTGTCGGTCATAATGCCGTTACTTCTCACGGCGTTGGATCGCTCGTGAACGACGATGGGCATGTTGTAGAAGCTCATCGTCTCTTCGTTGCCCTCCAGCGTCCCGTCGTCGCCTTGACCGGCGCCCGAGAGAGGCAAGTCGAGCTCGAAGATGACCTGGTCGCCAGCACGGCCGACGAGGCTCTTATCGATCTGGATGGGCATACCGGAGCCGGGAGGCCCCATCAGCTCGCTCAACTTCATGTTGGCGAGCATGTATTCGAACATGGTCTTCGACCACGCCTTCTGGGTGAGTTGGTTGGCGTGTAGTATCTCTGTAGCCATCTGTCAATCCTTCCATCGCTCCGATGGAGGACCGACCTGCTAGGCGAACATATGGTCCACTACGGACCGGGCGCCGCCGTTCAGATCGGGTCCTGTCGAAGCATCAGCGGCCTCCTCGTCGGGGGCCTGTGCTTGTCTCTTGGACTGACGATCTGCTTTCCGTTGCTGCTTGGGAGATGGCTGTCGTGACGTTGCCTCTTGTGCCGGGAACAGGCGTTCGAGCCAGGCGACTTGATCCTCGGTCCCGTAGGCGTTGACGCGGGCCTTGGCCAGGGTCGTTGCCGTCTCCAGGACGTTGTCAGACTGAGCGATCGCTTGTCGATCGGCCGCCGAAAGGTATTGCTCGGCGACCATCAGAAGCCGCTCCTCGGCAGGTTCGGCCAGGAGCAAGGCGTTCCGCACCTTCGCGGCCGTCTGCTGCTGGGTCTGCTGGTTGGCCTTCTCGATACGCTCGTGCTCGATCCGGCGCAGGTCGGCACGGGTCAACGGCTCATCGTCGTCGATCCCGTCCTCTTCCTGCGGTGGTCCGGCCTGCTGGTTCTGCTCGACACGCTCCAGCCGCTCCAGGAGTTGCTGGTTCTGCTGGCGCAGTTCCCGCATCTGCTCGCGGCTACCGTGTTTGAGGTCCATGTAGGTCTTCAGTGGCACGGTGTCGTCGGTGCGTGGCTTGTTCTCTTCGTCGCTCGGCTGCTGGCTCCCGGCCTCGGGACCCTCGTCCTCCGACTCCGTGGCCGTCTCGTCGCTCTGAGGTTGATCCTCAGTCGGCTCGTCGGTCACAACATCATCGGCGTTGGGCTCGTCAGCGTTGGCAGGGGCCTCGTCTACAACGGGCATCTCTTCGTCAGTGGTAAGCAGTGTGTCCAAGTTGGTGTCGAAATCCGTCATATCTGTGAAGCTCCTTTGCTTTTTCCGGCCGGGAGTCTTGCAGCCGTAAACCGTCAGATAACGCTGTCGGACCGTCGCCGCTCATGCCGGGGCGGCGTTGCCGGAAACCGTCTCTCACGCCAGCGTCCCGGCGCGGATACGGACAGTTGGGAAAGGTCTACAGGGGGTCTCCTGCGATTATGTCATCGACGTGAGCCTCGGCCTTCTCGGCCTCCCCACTGGGAACGCCGGTACTGCGGGCCAACAGGCCGAACGTCGCTTCGGTCTTCTTGTCGCCCGTCCGCTTCAGCGCCGGGGACCAGGTCCCATTGAGCAGGGCCGGCAACTCGACGTTGCGCCAGTGCCGGACCATCGCCGGCGGGTGTTCACTGACGCCCTTATCGACCGCCTCCAGACGCGCGACGATCAGGGCCAGGCGTGCGTCGGCCTTCTCCTGGAGGACCTTCGGGTCCATCGTCGGCCCGCCGCGTGCCTTGGCCATCAGAGCAGAGGCTCGGTCGCGTAGGCTGGGCTTCTTAGCCTTGGTTGGGGTCGCCGGTGCCTGTTCCGTCTTCTCCGTTGACGGTGGGGTTGCCTTGGGCGTTGGTTTCGATGTCGTCTTTGCCATTGGTAGTGTCTCCGTCCCAGGTGTGTGTGGAGGCCTCCAGCTTCTCGATGCGTTTGGTGATCTCCTGGAAGCTCGCGTTGAGAGCCCGGTCGTTGGCCAGTGCCAGGCCCAGGTTGAAAAAGGTGCGGGTCCGTTCCGAATCGCCGAACTTGCCCGTCCATGTCTCGTTGGGCGCCGCCAGGGGCGTGTAGATCGGGTCGTTCGGATTGAACTGCCGTGACTCGGGGTCCATGCCATCGATGCGGACAAGTCCGGTACTGATGAGCATGGCGCATGCACTGACCAGCACGGCCAGTACGGCGATAGCGGTAGATGCCTTCATGGGGTTGTCTCCTGTACTCTGGGTGTGATCGTGATCGCCCCGTCATCGATGAGGCGTTGAATCAGCGTAGGGTTGTGACGCACGATGCTGTAGGCGGCCTCTGGAAAGCAGGCCTCGAAGAATACCTTCGCGGCGTCGGTGTAGCGGTCTTGATCTCCGAAGATCCCCACCACGCCGTCCGACCAGTCAATCTCGATACTCCAGTCCCCGCCCTGTATGCTGATCGCTGTGTAGGTCGGACCCTCGGAACTCATGATGATGTCCTGCCCGCGGTCTTCGACGATGACGAAGTGCGGTGAGGGTTCAGGCTCCGTGATGGAAGCCGCCTCGGGCTGATCTGCCGTGGCGTAGGTCAAGCAGATGGTGAGCGGAATCATCGAGAGTACAAAGGCGATAGCCAACCAGCGTTTCATGTGTGAGGTCTCCTAACCTGTGGGTGTGGGTGCCGCTTCGAGGATCTCGTCCTTGTTGGGGGCGTCGGAAGCCTTGACCAGCACGTCACGCGGGACGCCGGGGTACTGGCTCTCCAGGAGCGTCTTGTGCAGTTCGATGGTCTCCAGGAAGTTCTGGGCCCGGTGGGTCATCGCCGCCTCAGAGAGGCCCACCTTGACGCCGTAGCGGCCCTTGGGCAGGTTGTCGAACTCGTCCAGGAGTGTGGCCTTGGCCAGCGGAACCGCCAGTGAATCGATCTCGCCCATGACCTGCTCATACAGCTTCTCTTCCTGCTTGTACGCCGCCCACCAACGCATCTGTGACTGGGGGTCCAACCGCTGCACCATGACCGGATCGGGCGGCTCAGGCGGTGCAATGGCTCCACCGAACGCCTTGTCCATGAGCATGGCCCGGCTCTTGGCCAGCAGTTGCTCGTCGATCAGTTCCTCCTCGTCGATGATGCTCTCGATCTCGGCCTGGTCGGTGTCCCCGGCCCGGATGAAGGCGTTGACGAAGAACTCGCCCATGATCTCGTTGGTGTGGTCGTAGTTCGTGAACAGCATGGCGCTTCCGGTCATCGTCCCCTGTTGCTTCAGGGCGATAGCCCGGCCGCTCATGTTCTTGTCGTCCCAGTTAGGATCTTCGATGCGGACGTTGGCGATCTCGTTGATGTGCTGGCTGGACGCGGCGCTGATCTCGGCGAAGCCGGTGTTGGGCATGTTGGCTTCCAGCTTCTCGATCTGGCCGCCGAAGTCCTTCTCGTTCAGGATGATCCCGTCCTCGCTGCCGTGGGTCTCCAGCCAGCGCTTCATCACGTCCGAAGCGTTGCGGACCTTCCAGCCGGTGTTGGCCAGGTGCTTGATGAGGTCCAGCATCCGGGACCAGCTCGAGTTAACCACCTTCTGCGGCCCGATCAGGTTCTCCACGATCCCGTACTCGTAGCCGTGGCAGAAGTAGGGGTTGAACGGGAAGACCGGGAACATCATCAGGCCGTTGAACGGGTCCTCCTGGTAGTCCAGCAGCACGTTGCCGACCATCTGAGCCCAGTGCAGGACCGGGACCACAACCGGGTCCTTGTCGTTGGTGGACTCGATGATGCGGATGTTCTTCTTGCGGGTCTCTTTGAGCCGGTCCTTGGCGTACTCGATGTCGCCCTTCTTGTGCAGCGTGACGAACCAATCGGGTTGATCGAGCCGCTGCACGTAGGAGCCGGTTTCCCACGTCCTCCACCAGTAGGTCGAGCGCCGATAGGCGTCCTGATACCGGTGGCTCTGCACTCGCGTATCGCCCCAGGTCTCTTGCCGGTAGCTGTCGCTGATCTCCCACGGCCGGTCTTGCCCAAACATATGGCTGATGAGGCCCTGGAAGCGTCGGAACAGGCCCGCCGAGTCGGAGTCACCGCTGTACGAGGCGTTGCCCAGTTCTTCCTTCATGCGGGGATAGAGCTTTTCGAGCCATTCCTTCGGACACCAGTCCTCCTCGATCACGAACCTGCAACCGCCGAGCCGATGGTTGGGGTCGTACTGCGTCCGTCGTGGATCTGGCAGGACGCGGAAGGGATCGGCTGTCTGGAGCTTCCAGTCGCCTTTGGGATCGCGTTCATAGTCCCGCACGGCCGTCAGATAGCCTCGTCCGGTCGTCAGACCGTCGTCGAAGCAGGAAGACTTGACCCTCTGGGCCTTGCTCTCGTCCAAGACGTTCTTGACCAGGGCAGAGAGGATGCGGGCCCGGGTCGCGGTGCTGGTCTTGGTGCATTTGACCGAGACGTCACGCGGATTCTGGATCTCGTGGCCGTCGAGGTGCAGCACGGCCGGCAGGATGCGGTTGATGGTGACGGAGTGCTTGCGGTGGGCCTTGTTCCAGTCCAGGTCGTCGCTGTCCCACTGCTTGCCGACCTTCATCCGCTCGCACTGGCTCATGCGTTGGAACGCGGAGTTGTTGCCGTCCTCGGCCTCTGTGTGCCAGCGGATCAGCTTGGCGATCAGGTCCTCGCGTTTGGTTGTACTGAGCTTGGTTTTCACCCTGTCTGGGCTCCAAATGGGCACAAAAAAAGAGCTGACGCGGAGGATCACGGCTCCGTATCAGCTCTGATTTTGTCTTGCGTCGCCTTCCAGGTGCCCCCGGTCAGCGAACCCGATATTCAGTTGTCTGTCCCGGTTTTAGCCGGCCATTTCACTTCTCGGCCGTTCGGCCGGTCCAGCTTGAGAGTTGCAGTAGTAGTCCGAAGGCGCTTCAGTGAACGGCAGGGCCTTCGAGAGATACCGAAAAGCGTCGGCCCCATGACTCGTCCAGTCGTGTTGTGGCGTGTTCGAATAGACCGGCTTGTACTCGGTACTCATGCGCTCGTTGATACTCTTCTGGTAGTGTTCAAGACACTCGATCCCGAACTCACACCGACTGTGGAAGCGGCACGTCGGCAGGAGACGACGCACGCGCTCGATGCCCTCCTGGACCTTCTTCTCCATCGGCAGGTCGAAGAAGTCTAGACCCATCATGGCGGCGGTCTCTCTGACCTCGCGGCCGGTCCCCATCTCGTGCTTGTTGATGTCTGCCGGCGCGAAGTGATGCCCGTACTCGTAGCCATGCTCCTCTTTGCGTTGGCTCAGGATGCGGGCGTAATGCTCCAGGCCCTCCCCGCTGTTCTCGTAGTAGTCCAGGACGTGAATCCACGGTCCGACCATCTGGAACCACCAGATCGCCGTCGGGTCGCGGTAGCCGATGTCCCAGGCCGTATGAACCAGGTGGTTGGGCTCATAGGGCAGGTCGTCCATGATCCGGCCCCCAGAGCGGCACTGGGCCATCAGACGGCCATAGTAGGCCCCCGCCAGGCCGTAGTCCCACGAGCAGTAGAACTCCTGCTGGATCAGCTCCTCGCTCATGCCGGCGTTGCGTTCGTTGTTGATCGCCTGCTTCGTGATCGCCTGGGTCACGTCGGCCCCGAGCATCTGGCAGAACCAGAGCGGATTGTTCTCGGCCATCTGGTAGAGCTTGTAGTGGTGGTTGTGACCACGAGGCGTGCCGTTGAAGACCGCCCACCCGTCATTCTCGGCCAGGATGGGTCGGACGTAGTTCCAGCCCCGGGGCGACTGGAGGGAGAACTCCGAGAACACGCAGCCGACCGGGTTGGGACCGACGACCTCCAGCCGATCCGTGCCAACGATCTGGAAGATGGAGCCCCAGACCGTCTTGATCTTCATCTCCGTATCGTTCTTGCTGACGATCGAGCCAGGTGGGAAATGCTCCAGGAAGCGAACGCCCGCCTTGTCGGCCCCGTCCCAGAGGATCTTGCGGCCCTGGGCGCCGGTGGGGAAGTAGTAGTAATATGCCCCCTTCCGCTGAGGCATACGGGAAATCAGGAAGTTGATTTGGGTCTTGTCCTTGCCCGCTCAGTCAGCGGCGATGCCAAACAAGCAAAGCTCTTTTGAGCCCACCGTCCATAGCTCTCCAGAACGGAATCTGATAGTTTCTGGGGCGATAGTTGTGCGGGACACGTACTCCGTCATGCGACATCGCACTCGACCTCCTTCCTAGCCTTATACACCGGGTTCTTGAGCCGTTCGGCTCGCTTCCGCTCTGCCTCCTTCTTCATGTTGCAGTTGGCACAGAGAACCTGGTAGCCATCAGGGAAGCCATCCCGCTTGACGGCGGTGTACATATCAACCCCAGTCGTAGTCCGGCTGGATACTCGTCGTTTTCTCCGATCCTCAGCCCCATTGTCATCGATGTGATCGAGGCACAGACAGTCAATGTCATCGAATCCGCACTTGACGCAGAATGGGTCTTTCCCTCCACAATAGTGGCGCATCACCCTATGCTTCTGCCGTTCCCGGTAGAGGTACTTCGAGGCGTTGTATTGCTCACGATGGGTCTTGATCCACTCCCGATTCCATTTCACCTTCCGCCCTGGATTCTTCGCGTGATATCGCCTCTGGTACTCTCTTGCTTTCTCGGGACTCACAACTCTCTTACCGGCCACTGTTGTCTCCTAACTCAGGACTCAATGGGCTTGCCCTCCTCGTCGAACCCCTCGGCCTTCGCGTCGGCATACGAAACCACCTGAACGTTCATCGCCATTTTCATATCGGCCGTCATCTCCTGCTTGTCAGTCTGCCCCAGGTTCTGCTTGCCCCACCAGATCCGGTCAACCGTCGACCCCTTCGGGCTTGAGGCGGCGCGGAATTGGGCGTTAAGCACTCTCAGCTTGCCCTCAGCGCGTTTTTGCTTGCACCTTTTCAGGAAATGCTCTTTGAACGTCATCACATCCACGCCCATAGCCTCGGCAATCGTGTAATCCTTCGCCTGAGCCAAGGCCATGCGGTCAATCTTCCGCTTCTGCGTCTCTGTGAAGACCCTCGGTGGTCTTCCGGCCTTGTCGCGTTTCGGTGTCGTGCGTTTGCGTGGCATAATTCTGCTTTCCAGTGTCCTCTCCACTCCCCTGCCCGCCAGTCGTAAGACCTCATCGGCATATTGCAGTGTTTTACTTCAGAGTTACGGTAGAAGGTCAGACCCATAACTCCTTCTGATTCCCACCGAGCCTCTGGTTCGTAAGGAGTACCTCTACGGCCCGCTGTCGTTGTGAATTCCGCTTGGCAATCTGAGCGATGGCTTTCGTGACGTGGATCTCGCGCCGCTGCCATCCAGGATACAGATCGTCAATCGCAGGATGCGCGTAGTAGCTCAGAACAACTCGCGTCTTCTTGAAGCGATGGAGTAGATGCGACAACTGGACGTGATCCAACGGCGCGAACGAGTGCTCATAGTCCACCTTGTTTTCGATATATGGCGGGTCTGCGTATACCACCACCCCACGAGCATCGTCAATCTTAGCGATCAGTTCGAAGGCATTTCCATTCAGCACCGTCACGTTCCGCATTCGCCGGCGCCATGATGGGATCGAGTTTACGGCCTCGTGGAACCGTTTCGCCTGGTGCCCTCCGTTGTTCGTGTATCGGATGCTCATCCTCCGGCTGCCCCAGGCCGAGCCAGCCACTCCACCCCACGACATCCACACCTTGATGAAGTACAGATAGGCACGCTCCAGAGGATCGTCGGTCGCTGTAAGTTTGGCCTGCGCCTCCTTGTGAATCTCCTGCGAGAACAGCACGCGACGCAGCCTCCGATAGAGCTTTGGCCCCGCCCGCTCATCCTGGATGACACGCGCCAGGTTGGTCAAGTCTCCATGCAGGTCGTTGACGATTTCCATGCGACACTCAGGCTTGGCGAGTAGTACGGCCATCCCACCACAGAAGGGCTCCCAGTAGGCGCTGTGCGATCCCAACATCGGGACGATTTCGCCTGCCAGCTTCCGCTTTGCACCGGCCCAAGGAGCAATAGCCTTCTGGTTCATTGTACTCCCCCCTTCCCAAAAGGCAATGAATCACTTAGCTCCTCGCCGCTGTTGGTCTGTTCCCAAAACTTTGTAGCGTCCATGTCATTCACCTCATGGTGCGTCAAGGGATTCATAGAAGGCACTGGCCCCAGAGTCACCCGGAACCAGTGCCCAGAGGTACACGAAGTCAGGCAGCGGCGACTTGAGTTTTCGACGTGGCGACGTGGAACATGCCGCCGTAGCCGCCTGTCTTTTCGGGTCGGTCTTCCAGTAGTCCGCACATCGCCCCGGCTCGGTTAAAGAGGTTCACCACCTGCTCGGCCGAGAGAATATCAGAGACGAATTCGACATCCACAATGGCAGACCATTGCTTGAATTCTCCCCGGTAGCGTAAGTCTGCCGTCCCGGTCCCAGCGCCCTTACCACCGACGCGCATCAGGTCTTCTCGGATTCTGCTAGGTGTTGCGTTCTTCTTGCCGTTGCCCGTCAGGATCGGAACGCAGCCATCAGGTTCAAGGGGCAGGACTCGTAGGGCTCGGCGCATCTGTGTCATCGCCACACCTTCGACGTCGCAGGCCGCCCGGACGACGGATGCCTTGATGGCGCGGCATGGGATACCAAACCCGTGTTTGTGCTTCGTGAAGTCGTCACCGGCCTGAATGGTGTTGCCGTCCTTATCGAGCCAGTACAGACTGTGCGACCCCTCAACCAGGGCGTCTTTAGCCTCGCGTGCGCCCTTGGCCTTCTTGGTCTGCTTCTCCCGCATCATCCGCTTGGCCTTCTCACTCCAAGCGTGAGGAATCAGGAAGCTGTCCCCGATCAGGGTCAACCGGATGCGGGTCCACTTCAGTGGGGGGATTGTGATTGCTACTGCCTCTTGCTTCTTTGCCATTGTGATTCTCCTAACTAGACGTTTCTGAAACTCAACTGGCTCAACATGGCGTATCTGGACTTAGCGGGACGGGACGAAACGAAACGTGACCCAACTGGCTTGACGAAACGGGCCCGAACGCAACGTAACGAATCGCAACTTGACTAAGCTGGCGCAACAAAACTTACCTGGCTCATCTGATCCTGATCCTGTCGATGGCTTTGCAGACCTGCCCGAACTCGCTGTACTGCTGGCACTTGTTCTTTATGCTTTTGAGATCGTCCAGCAAAGCCCTCTTGTATTTCGCGTCCAAATCCTCATCGGAGACCACTGATTGGATCGCCACGTACTCCGGCTGGTCATCGAACGTCACAAACGCATTGACCTGGACCGGCTCGACGTCGTCACTCTCCTGGATAACGACGACCAGCGACCGCAACACAAGCCGCGCCTGCGCCTTTCGGTACTCGTCTGCCGCCCTAGGGTTGTTCCACTCGAAACATCGGTGCAGCGGACTCTCCGCATCGCGGCATTCTTCGACCAGTTGTTCGGCGCTGATACCCTTGTGCTTGCGATTCAGACTTGCGATGTAATTCCCCGCGATTGTCGCCTTCGGTGCTCCCTTTGGGCGCCTGTTCCATGCGTACTGTGCCATCTCTACCGATCTCCTTTTCTGAAAACATGCCCATCACAGCTATTGGCCGCCCCAACCAGACACATCCAGCCGGGGCTTTGGACGTTGTGGCACAGCTTTCGAGTATCGTTGCTTGGTGCGAAATGCCAGTACCGGCAGTTCTCGCACGTCCGCTTGCCCTTTGGCTCCTCGACCGTCGCCCAGATCCCCATGACCGCGGCGACCGGATCGTCTGTCTCCAGTAGCTCGTCGCAGGTGCGTCTCAGTTCGTCTATGTATCCCCAAAACTCGTCGGTCTTGCCCTTGATGAGGCACTCGGTCAGGGCGCCCATGACGATGGGCCAGACGGCCCAGAAGGCGACGGAGATGTCGTTGGGGTCGCTCACTTCTTCCCTTTCGCCTTCTTCAGTTTTGGGCCTCGCTTGCGCTTCCATCGTCGCGGCCCGCCCTGCTCCAGCACGGCCAGCATTCGCTTGAGCGTTTCGACTTGGCATTTGTCACCCGCCTTCCGGGCGTTGCTTATGGCCCGTTGGAGCCCGCCACCTGTGATGAACTGGTGGTCCTCCATGATGAGTCGCCACAGGTGCCGGTTGATCTTCAGGAGCTTCTGTGCGTCCCCTCGCAGTGCCTCGTTCTCGGCCTCAAGCTCCAGCTCGCGCTGGGACAGTTCCACGCCCGCGATGCGCTTGAGCCGGTAAGCACTCTCCGACTCGGCCATGTGCCGGCCCAGATCGTAGGCGACCTTGACGGCGCCCTGGACGTCGATCCCCAGTTCTTTGCTCAGTCTCGTTACGCTAGGCGGCACTGGGCTCGTCCGAAAGTCTCATCCGTTGCAGTTCCATCGTTCCGTCAATGTGGGCTATGATCGCCTCGACGCAGGCCGGGCAGAGGATTCGGATCTTCCAGCCCAGATCGAGCCGAAGCAAATCCCACCCAGGCGGCAAATCGCCCCGCTTCGTTCGGCCCTTGCGGCCGCACATCTCACACGTTACTGTCGTTGTCTTGATCTTCATCCCAAAACTCTCCAGAGGTCTCAACTGCGTAGTTCTCGAAGGTCATTCCTGATGGCACCCAGGTCAACGTGACCGACCGGGTGGGGCCATGTCGCTGCTTGGCGACGTGGATCTCGGCTTGGTTGTTATGCTCTGTTGGGTCCGTCGTCGCGGCATCCTGCCGGTAGACGATCAGGATCGTGTCGGCGTCCTGCTCGATGCTCCCACTGCCGCGCAGGTCGCTTATCTTCGGCCGCT